AGAAGCAAAGAATTTAAAAAAACAACAAGAAAAATAGAAAAAAAATAATATTACATATATTATATATATACAATGAAGTATAAAATGATTGAAAAGATTATTTGTTCTTTACCTATTACACAAGTATTTATACATCCGTATCTTACAAGAAAATTTCATAAAAAGAAGAAGTAAATTGTTATACAACATAACATTGACGCTGGGTTAAAATAAACATAGGAAAATAATGTTTTACAAGACATACCCATCTAGAATTAATATTTAAGATTCTATCAATTTGTTGTTCTGTAAAATATTCATACGACTTTAAATAATTTCGTACAGCTCTTGTATTATTTTTAGGAAACAATACCACAACATTTGCCTCATTTAATTGAATTCTAGATACATAGTTATTCTGTATAACGTGTGCAGTAATAAGTATGTATGTTTTAAAATGTCTACTGATCTCAAGCATATTATTTAAAAAAGACCTTGTAGCTTTTCTTACTGCTACATTTTCAATTGTATCAATATCATCACATAATAGTAATGAGTCATACAAAGAATCTTCATCTTCGTCTGGATCCTCTTCAATACTTACTCCATTAAATGCTACATCTTCTGGATCAAGTCTTATAGGGTCTAATTTATCTAAAACATCGTCATTATCAAGATTAGATACAATATAAAATGGTCTTCTATTTTTACTATTACCCCCATGTTCTTTTCTCCATTGTTTAATATATGAAGATGCCCATGTACTCTTACCACTACCAGATATACCACATATTAAACACCTTTCTATTACTTTTTTTGAGGGCATAAACATAAATTTACTTTGACGATCTCGTAAAATAAATTTACAATTTTTTGTCTTAATAAACTTTTTGCATTCGTACATAAGTTTTGTCAAATCTTCATCTTCTGGTTCGTATCCTGATCGTAAACAATCATTCAATTCATCTCGTTCTTTTGGTGTCAAATGTTTAATCATATCTTCTGGTATATCATCTATTTTAAATACAAAGTCAGATAAATATAAATACATATTATGATTCTTGCCGCCCTTTATTTTTGCGATGGGATCTTTTCCTTTCAACTTCTTCTGTTTTGATAATTTAAAAGACATTGTAGATTAATTATCTTACTATATAGTATATAAACAATAAATAATGTCTGGAAATATTACTGAATTAATGAGATGGTCACAGATTCCTGTTCAAGTTTCAAATATGCGATTGAATGAAAATAAACTTTACGGAAATCCTAATAGAACAACTACCCGAGAATCGATATGGCAAGCTGATCAATCACAAGCTCACAGAATGTATACACGTATGAGTGGATTCCATGGATCACGTATTCCTTTTGGAACACTTGAAGGCAATGGAGGTAATCGTATGGCAGCTTATCCGTATTGGGGATTACAATCTTTGAATCCTGTTACAAAAACAAGACCCGCATTAGCTTCTATGGATGTGACACAAGTTCCTCAACTTAACCAGATTAATGGAAGAGTTATGGAGAAAGAACGAATGGCATTTAACAGACAGCGGTTTGCTTTAAATGCAAATAATCAGTATGTCCCTCAACAGACACTATTTTGAAAACATATAAGCAAAAGAACAGATTATATATAAAACATTATGACTAAGAAATTAACAATTGAACTATGTCGACAAGTTGCTAAAAAACAAGGTGGACTATGTTTATCTGAAGTATATGTAAATAGTAAAACTAATTTAAAATGGAAATGTTCTAAAGGTCATGTATGGAATACAGATATGACTCATATTAAACATAGAAATCAATGGTGTGCGATTTGTGCGGGTAATGTTAAACATACAATTGAACTATGTCAACAAATAGCAGAAAAAAAAGGTGGTAAATGTTTATCTAAAGTTTATAAAAATAGTAAAACTAATTTAATATGGGAATGTTCTGAAGGTCATGAATGGAATGCAACATTTCATAATATTAAAAATCATAATCGATGGTGTCCTTATTGTGCTGGTAATATTAAATTAACAATTGAAGAATGTCGAGAAATTGCAGAAGAACGAGGTGGTAAATGTTTATCAACTAAATATATAAATAATGAATCCCTATTGAAATGGGAATGTTCTGAAGGTCATGTATGGAATGCAATTATTGCAAGTATTAAAAATCAAAATACTTGGTGTCCTGATTGTGGTGGTTCAAAAAAACTAACAATTGAAGAATGTCAACAAATCGCAAAAGAACAAGGTGGAAAATGTTTATCTACAAAATATATAAATAATAAATCACCAATGAAATGGGAATGTTATGAAGGTCATGTATGGAATGCATGGTTTAATAATATTAAACATGGAAAAAAATGGTGTCCATATTGTTGTAAATCAAGATCTGAAAAACTATGTAGAAAAATACTAGAAGAACTAACACAAGAAAAGTTTCCATCTGTTAGACCATATTTTTTGAAACACTATAAGACTGGTTTTAATTTAGAACTTGACGGATATTGTGAGAAATTACAAATGGCGTTTGAATATCATGGTGTACAACATTATAAATATTTTCCTAATTTTTTTCATAAAAAAGGTAAATACCAATTTGAAGAACAAAAAGAAAGAGATAAACTTAAAATTGAATTATGTGACAAGAATAATATAAAACTTATTATTATTCCATATTGTTATGATTATACAGATGAACAAAAACTAAGAGAATTTATTACAAACTCTTTGTAGACATTTTATTATATACATATATTATATACTAAAATGGATAAACTAATATTGGATGGTGAAAGCTATTCCTTTTCTGGAGAAGATATGAAAGATCTTACAGAAAACAAGTACAACATATACCGATATCATGAATTAGAGAAATTTGATAATATCGATCAAGTATTAGGAAATAATCTAGGAGCAATTATTCTTTACCAATCTACAATGAATTCTGGTCATTGGATTTCATTATTTAGAAATGGTGATACAATTTACTTCTTTGATTCCTATGGATTCAATGTAGACCAAGAACTAAAATTTAGTGATTTCCATATGAGACGTCATAAGGGTGTAAAGATTCCTCATCTTTCCCATCTTATAGATGTAAGTGGGTACAAAGTTATTTCAAGTCCTTATAAATTACAGAAAATGCGTGATAAAACTAATACATGTGGAAGATATGCTGGATTGGCAATAAAACTACGACATATGTCATTCAAAGATTTTTCCGAACTCTTTACGAGCAATAGACATTATCCTCCCGATTTCTGGGTTACAATGGCCACAGGGCATTATAATAGTTGGAACGATCTATAAAAAACATCAAAACTATATACAATCTATAGAATAATTCAGTTATTCGTATATTCTTCTAAAATTTTTTTCTTTGTAGTATATATAATATAATTATAATGTCTTTTGTCGTATCCAAAGATCCCCGTACCGAAGTTAAACCCGAAGCCGCAAGTCTTCATGTTATTCATGAGGGTGGTCAGCGTGTCTCTTACCAGACTTTGACGTTTGATAGTTATCAATTAAATAGTCCTCCTGTTAGTAATATCATTACAATAAATCCACCTAGCAACCAGACCATCGTCGATCGTCTTTTGCAGGTTCGCTACTACCTTGAGGTGAAAGTCACTGGTGGTGATTTGGAAATCGGATCCAACGATTGTTTGCGCCAGTTCGCAGCAAATTCTTTGATTGATGTCACTAGTTTGAAAATCAATGGAGAAACTGTTTCCGATAACACTGGTGATATTCTCCATGCTCGTCTCTGTTATGGTAACGATCCTTATGATCGTCGCCGTACTTGGTCTAAAACGGCTGCTATGCCTGACCAGTATCAACAGCTTGATGATTACCTTGTCCTCGGAACGAATCGTAACGTGGCCGCCGAATATGGTGAGAACGCACAAGAGCCAACTAGGTCTTCGATCCGTGGAAATGTTGTAGATGCCCAGACTATCCGCTATGAAATTGTTGAACCTCTCTTCATTTCTCCTATGTTTGATGGATGTGGTCGCCAGCGTGAGGGCCTTGTAAATGTTAACGAGATTCACTTGAACCTTCGTTTCAAAGCTGATACTCAGCGTTTCTTGACGTGTGCTCCTCGTCTTGCTCCTGGTGTCAATATTACCTCCGTGTCTTGTACTCAATACCAAGCACCCGAGGTCTTGATGTGCTACATCACCCCTGACAACCTCCAGCCTATCCCTGCTGTCCAGACTTTGTCGTATGTCAAACCTCGTCAGTACTTGAGACAGATGACTACTATGGCTGCTGGTGAAACCCGCCGTGAATTCACGGACTCTGTTCGTCTTTCTCAGATCCCCAGATACATGATGCTTTTCGCACGTCGATCGGAATCTACTTCTACTTTTGATAAACCTGATAGTTTCTTGAAGATTAAACAGGTTCGTGTCAACTGGAATAACGAAAGTTCGCTTTTGTCTGGCTGTTCTCAACAGGATTTGTACGAGATTTCTCGACGCAACGGCTGTAACCTTTCTTGGCCTCAGTGGTCTGATTACAGAGGATCTGTTTTTATGGCAGAATTTGGTACTAATATTGGTTTGAGTTCAGGTTTAGCGCCCGGTGTGCAGGGTTCGTACACTTTACAGGCTGACGTGGAATTTGAAAATGGTTCTGCTGGAGATTACACCCCCACTTTCTACATGGTTCTTTTCAACATTGGTTCTTTCAGTATTTCTCAGAACTCTGCTAGATCTTCTCTCGGCAACCTTTCTCCTTCTATGGTCTTAGCTGCTTCTCAGGGACACCACATGCCCGCTCATGAAATGGATCACGCTAAAGGAAAATCGTTCTTGGATGGTCTTGAAAGTATGATTCCTATGAGTCACGCTGGAATGCCTCCTCAAATGCCTATGGCTGCTCCTGCTCCTATGCCCGCTCCTGCTGAAGAATCTCGTGCTACTCGTCGTGTAGTGGGTGGGAGTTTACGCAGAAAATGAATAATTTAACTTTTAATATAAAATAAACCACCAACTATTTAAAGAAAATAAATTATATAATATATATAAAAATGTATTGTATTGGAAATATTTATCAAATCATATATAACAAAGATACATCTCTTCGTTATATCGGATCAACATTTACATCATTAAATAATAGGTTTTTAAGTCATAAAATAAGTTATAAATATTATTTAGAAGGTAAAAAAATAAGAAGTGGTTGTTCTTTATATAAATATTTTGATAAATATGGAATAAATAATTTTTCTATTGTTCATATTAAATCATATTTGGTTTATAGAGAACATAAATTTGATTATAAACATTTACATGTATATGAGCAATTATGGATTTCTAAATTAAAATGCATAAATGAAAATCCTTGTTTTAGTATTAGATATTTAACTAATAAATCTTATTATGAAAGAAACAAAGAAAAAGTTTTAGCACAATGTAAGGAGTATCGTAATAGACCAGATATAAAAAAACATTATAAACAAAAACATAAAGAATATCGTGAAGTAAACAAACAAAAAATAAAAGAAAAAAAAGCAAGAAAAGGAGTATGTGAATGTGGTCAAACTATAAACTTAGATCATAAATCAAGACATATTAGAACTGATAAACATATATATAATATGATGACGGATGAAGAAAAAAAGAATTATAAACCACTTAAAATCCAATGTCCCTGTGGATCAATTATTAGAAAAGATGAAAAAAAACGACACGAACAAACAATGAAACACCTTTCATATATTGAAAGCATTTAATTTACGGAGGAGCAACAACAGCAGGTAGAATCTCACTATCCATAATTGAAACTCTAAATTGACAATACCATGATTCTGTTCCCGATGTAGGTAATGTAGAAACAGGTAAAAGAGCACAATCGAAACCTTCAATGCCTATATTATTATTCTCAAAACTTCTAATTTGACCGAATACACCACTTGGAGAAACAGCACTATAAGTATAAAAGTGACCTTGATTAAATACAATTTTATTTATTCTTGCTCCTTCTGTTGTAACTGGTACAAAATTAAAAAATCCATTACAAATAAAATTAAATGCTGCCGAAGTAGCTCCACCACGTAAAGAATAGTCCACATCAAGTATAACATTAATATCAAAATTAAACACTTTACGAAAAGCATCACTATCTGGGTGGAGATGCAACTTATCACGTGTCATCTTACAATGCGTGATTTGACTAATAGTATACCAAGGGTTTGCGGGAACACTTAAATTGGTAGCAAACTTATATTGATCAGTGTCTCCTATAGCAATAGCAACTTCTTGTGTTGTTGCTAATTTAAAAGTATCAGCAGTCATTCTACCTTGAGCTTTCATATTGTTAATTGCTAAAACACTATCAGCTTCAATACTATTGACATATATATCATATTTGGGTTTAGTATCCACGTCGATTAAATGATTGATAGACATGTTTTTTGTATTATATATAGTATGTAAACATAAAAAAAAAATAAAAGTCTTTGAACAATCTATAAATTAAATATTCGTATATTATATAGAATAATACAATGAGTATAAACCATTTAATATTTGAAGAATGTACACCTAAATATGACTTACATGTAAATCATACTAATACAGAAAAATTAAGTTTAAAATTAAATAATCAAGATACAATTGATTTCCATTCACTTGGATCTGTAGGTGTACCAGGGACAAGTATTGTATCAGATGGAAAAGGATCTTTAGAGTGGTCAAATTCGATTGCTGCTGCTCAAAAAGATATATTCTTAAACAAAGACCCGATACTAATAGAATGGAAACATGATGAATGGACAGAAATCAAAATCCCTTTACATCGTGATGGTTCTTTTCAGTTTATTGAAGAAGACCAACTTGTACATATACATATGTGTTTTTATTACAAATATAAAGATGCGACTTCTCATTTACCATTTAGAATCAAGGTTATGAAAAATGATCAAGAAGTCTATAATGAACATTATGGAGACTATGATAAATATGAAGTTCTCAATAAATTATTAGACCACCTCGTTGTAGATGCTAATATAGGAGATGATATTAAATTTTATATTAAAAAAGAATACAATGACCCAGGTAATTTTGAATTACAAAAACATTCTTATATTACTTTTGAAGTATTGTAAATAATAATATACATATAAGAACCAATCCCAAAAAAAAATGTTGTATATATATATAATACAATACAAATATGACTTCTCTTAACTTTGACAATGATGGACAATTAGGATCTATGGAGCTTTACTCGCTTCAGCTTCAGAAAATCGTAGCTGATTTTACTGATTTTGATGCAGTAACCAAAGCCTATGTTGACACTCAAGTCACACTGGCTAAACAGCAACTTACCAATGGAGCTTCTGAAGCTCTTGATACATTTAAAGAGCTTGAAGATTATTTGACTGCTTCTGGTGTTGCTGGTGGACTTGTAGAACAGATCAATGCTCTTTCGCAACAGATTACGGATGAGGCTACTCGTGCTGGAACGGAAGAAGGTAAATTGGATGCTCGTGTTTCTGCTTTGGAAAATAATACTACTAATGCTACTAATATTTCTGGTCTTCAGAGTGAATTGGACACTACCCAGCAAGGAGCTGGACTTGACCTTGATGGGTCTTATGTTGCCGATGCTGCTCGTAATTACATTACTGGTGCTACAAGTTTGAAAAGTGCCGATGCTCTTTTGGACTCTGCTGTTAAAGCAGAAGCTGACCGAGCCACCGCTGCTGAAGAAAAATTGACAGCAGATTTATCTACTCAAATTTCGACGTACACTTCAAATAAAACAACTACTGATAGTAATATTACTACTCTCCAATCTGCCGTAGCCGATGAAATTAAAGATCGTACCGATGCGGATAATGATCTTTCTGGTCGTATTTCTACATTAGAAGCTGACCCTACTACTCAAACAGAAGTTAATAGTGTAGGATCTCTTTTGAACGCATTAACTGCAAGTGTCACGGCAGGTGAAGCGGCTCTTACAGCCGCTATTTCTACTGAAGTTGCTGATCGTGTTGCAGGTGATGATTCTCTTCAAGCAGATATTGGTGCGGAAACAACCAGAGCTAAAGGTGCGGAAGATGCTTTAAGACTTGATCTTGATGGAGAGATTGCTACACGGGATGGGGAAAAAATTACTGCTGATGATGATAGAGCTGGTATTCGTGCTGACCTTATCACCACTGCGTCTGCTCTTGAAACTCAAGTTGCCACCGAACGAGGTCGTGCCGAAAATGCTGAAGCTCTTTTAAATACTGGTATTGCTACAAATACTTCGAATCTTGCGGCACAGGTTTCTAAACAAGCTTCAGAAAAAGCTACTGCCGATACGGATAGAGCTTCTATTCGTACGGAATTTGCGAATGCGGATTCTGCTCTTGATGAGCGAGTTGCAGTTTTTGAAGGACAACTTAATAATGGTAATGTTGAAGGTTCTGAATATTATGTAGATAATTTGAGTGTCCAAGGTGTTGTAGATGATTTGAGAGGTGCAATAGATTATGTGAACGGAGAAAGATTTACTGATAAAGGTATTGCTGACAGCAGACATTTATCTAGTGAAGCAAAACATACCGCTAGTGATGGACGTCACGCTGGTCATGATACCAAACATGCTTCACACGAAGAAAATCTTGAAGAATTGGAAAATACAAAATTCTCTAAAGCTGGGGGTGAAATTACGGGTGAAGTTAGAGTTAACCTTGATGATAGTTATTTTTACCTTTCGTCTGTCTGGAGAATTCGCACTGATGCAGTTGGAAAACGAATTGTTTTTGAATTCAATAAGGGGACGGAAGAAGCCCCTGATTTTGTAAGTGGAATTCCCTTCATTTCTTCCCATTAAATACAATAAAAACAAAAAAACAAAAACAAAAATTATTATTATATTACTATAACTTTTCTAATTTAATTATTACATGAATTATAAAAGGTATAAAAGGAATTACATAATAATATATATAACATCTATAAACATCTATTAATAATGTCTGAAGAAGAAAGAAAAAAATGTGTTAAATGTAAAGTGAATCTATTACTGAAAGATTATAAATTAAAAAGAGATGGTCTTTATTCAAAAAATTGTAAGAATTGTTTAATTGTATATAGTAAGTCTAATAAAATAAATCGTGAAAAACACAAAGTAGAATGTACTATATGTAAACAAATAATGTGTAAAAATAATATTGATAAACATATTAAAGCAGTTCATAATAAAATAAAAGACCTTGAATGTAAGTATGAAGGTTGTGAATTTAAATGCAGTGCGAATAGCGATTTAAAAGTACATATTAATTCTGTTCATTTAAAAGAATTTCATTTCTTTTGTGAATATGAAAATTGTGAATTTAAATCATATGCAAAGAAAACATTAAAATCACATATTAAAAGATATCACGATAGAATAAAAGATTATATATGCGAGTATGAAAAATGTGATATGAAGTTTAGCACCAATGGTGGTTTACAACGACATATTAAAAGAGTTCATCTTAAAATAAAAGACTTTGAATGTGAACAATGCGATTATAAGTGTAGTAGTAAAGATTCTTTAACAAAACATATTAAAACATGTACTGGTAAAGAACATATTTCATCTGGTGAATATAAAGTAAGGGAATGTTTGCGAGAAATGAATATAGTCTTTCAACACAATACATCACATATTGTAAAAGATATTCAATTATTACATTGGGATTTTATACTCTATAAAAACGATAAAGTACAAGTATTTATAGAATATGATGGAGAACAGCATTTTAAACCGATTTATTTTGGAACAAAAAGTAAAATAAAAGCAAACAAAAAATTTAATGATACACTAAGAAGAGATAAGATTAAAGATGATTTTTGTAAAGAGAATAATTATCCTTTGTTACGAATACCCTATACGAAATTTGGAAACATACCAGAACTGGTAACAACATTTTGTGTAGAGCATTTGGATTGGGGTAATGAATTATAAAAATTATATCTATATATACTATATAATACAATGAGTATCAACCATCTTATAAATGAAGAAGCTATTCCTAAGTATGATATTTATATTAATGATGTAAATTTAGATGAAGAAGGAAAAATAAAAAATGCAAAAGTAGAAGTTAATAATAATGACGTTGTAGATTTTAGTTCATTACCATCTTTTGGTAATGGCGGACAATTAATGACCTCTGATGGTGACGGGACATTAAGCTGGACTAATCCAACAGGTGGAAGTGGTGTAAACTATAATGGAAATGTTCCTACTCAAATAGGGAAGATTGCCATTTATGGAGCAGTAAATGGCGAGTTAATCAAAGATAGTACTTTATTCGATACAGATATTTTAAATAAAAATGGTGATTCAATGACAGGTAATTTAGATATGAGTCAAAATAATATTATTGATGTTAATGATTTATATATTGATAGACTTTTTACAACAGCACCTTCTACAGAAATACAAGTAGAAAACAATTTACGAATGCGTGGAAACGATATTGTAGATGTAGATACTATTGATGTAAATAATGATATTATTACACCTGATATTAAAACAGATACAATCACGACTAATACATTAGGTAAAATATTATTTAATGATGATATTGATTTATTCAATAATGATATCTTGTCAAGTGGAAATATTAAAACAACTTCATTTAGTAGTACAGATGGAAAAACTAACGACATTGATGTAAACTGTAATTTTGATTTACAGGGTACAAGAAATATTAAAAATGTAAATATATTACAAACGAATGAAATAGCCAAGACCTCAGGTGTTGCTGTTATTTTTGATGATAATATAGAAATGGGTGGGATATATGACATAACAAATTGTAATCAATTAGAAGTAAGCAGTATAGCATCAGCAGTAACACCTGATATAAATATATTAAATACTTTAGATTTGAATACTAATGTTATAGAAAATGTTGGAAATCTTAATGTAACAAGTATCAATAGTATAACACCTGTTGGAGGGTTGTATAGTGGTATTAGTGATGGTAATGTAATTAATCAAGCGAGTGGACAAAGTGATTTATTACCTGTATCTTCTGTAGGTAGTTTGAATATTCCTGCTAATGGTTTTCAAGTTGGTGATGCTTACCATCTTGTTGTTGCTGGTACATTCCCAACTGAAGTCAAAAACGATGATATAACTATCGAGATAAAACAAAATGGGACTACTCTTGGTGTTTTAACTTTAGAATTAAAAAACCCTGATACTACACCTTCTAATTTTGAAGTAGAAGCCGATTTTGTTATTCGAAGTACAGGAGTATCTGGTAGTTTAGCAAGTAATATAGATTTTACTTTTAATGAAGATGTAGATAGTAAGTTTGAAGGAACACGAAGTACAACTGTAACGACGATTGATACAACAACAGCATCTTCATTGTCTGTATTAGCTACCGTAACTGGTGGATCTAGTATCCAAAGTAGATTAGCATATCTTAGAAAACAATATTAAGGACATTCACCTCTCTTCTTCTTGAAGAAATGAGATACATCCGCATTGGGAACAATTCTAATTATAGGTGTAGTATCTTTTACACCTTTGAATCTTTTTTTAATATCAGAGACTTTTAATGTACTTTTTTTTGATTCTAGTATTTTCTTTGTAATAGGTTCATATTTTATTTCAGCAAATACAAGCTCTTCTCTTCTTACTTTTCGTTTTACAAACTTTATAGGTTTAGTTTGTATAATAGGTATGTTTTTTTTTATTCGCTGTCTATTTGCAATATCTCGTATAGTTAATGTATTTTCTTGAACTGGTATATTCTTTATTCTTTCCTCTTCCTGTTTCAAGGCTCTTTCACGTAAAATATCTTCTCCTGATAATACTTTTGGAGGAGCTTGTTTCCTAAAGTGTTTTTTTCTTTCTCGTATGAATTCTGATTGTTTCATTATATACTATATGTGATATTATTTTTAATATGCGTCTATTTTTATAAATTAATAATAATATGTAATTTATAAAATGGATAACTTTCTAAAAGCAATGGAACAACAAAATACTGAAAATGGATTTCTTCGTAAAGTGATTGGTGACTATACTTTTCGCTTTGGTATGCATAAAAATAAGACATATGATGAAGTGTATGAAAATCATAAGTCGTATGTACAATTTGTAGTTACAAAATTAGACTATGATAAAAATCAAAAACTTATTGATTATTATAAACAAAGGATTGAGGAGGATTATGCCTGAAGTGCTTTTTCCAATCTTACATGGTGTTTCAAAGTTTTCTTATGTTTGGTTAAATACAAAGAAGATATTTTACATCCACAATCACAATCAATGATTTCATTCTTCTTTTTCAAATAATATTCTTTCATTTTTTCTTTTCTTTTTTGATACTCTTTCTTCTGGTCTACATTCCCTCTATACTTATTATTTTTTTGTTTTTTACATCCTTTACAAATGTTAGTTTTTAGTACCCCTTTAGTTGTATAAAAATTATCGTTGGTTTTTTCAAATTCCTTTTCGCATGTATTACAAGTTGCTTTATTAGTACTCATGTTGTAATATATATACTCTGATCTTCTTAAGTAATTAATTTTTTTTCAAAATTTCTTTTATTCTCTGCCCATGTATCAATATATAATTATGTTTATATTTTGTATTTATCATATCCCAATTAATATTTGATGTATAATACAAAGAATAATAATCTTTATCAAAATCTTCTGTATTTTTTTCTACCTCTCTTTTTATTAAATCTTCAAAATATAAATATTCATCTATTAAATCAAGGGGCATTTGAGGTTTTGTTATATCCCATCTACTACAAACAAACTTATACATTTTAAGGGTTGCTGTATTCATTTTATAAAATTGTTTATAATCTGTTTTTATTATTATTTCTTTTCCTTCTTCATCTTTTCCAATTTTCCAATATTTACCCCATTTACAATATGCGTATAAACGTCGCTCTCTTATCATACCATGTTTACGAAATATTATATATTCTTCATTTGTAGATTGATGGTAAAGTATTTTTTTTTGAAATGTTTCCCCTCTTTGACGATTTAATAAGAATACATAACATTTTGTTTTTTTTACTACTTCATATTTTTCAATATCGTTAATAAGAATATTGCAGTAAATAAAATAATATGTCTTTCCTACTTCAAAAGTTGCCATTTTAGTAAATTGTTTTATTTCTTTACTTGTACTATATATACTCTGATCTCTTTAAGTATTTTCTTCTCTGATCTGCTTAAGTAATTAATGATCTCTTTTATATTTACAATAATCTCTAAATAAATTAAAAGGTTCATATTTTTGATGTCGTTGTTTAATTAACCAATCAACATAACGAGTATATTTTGAATATAGATCTTCAAATGTATCATTATATGTATCATTACAATATCTAAGTTTGCATTTTGAAAGTTTTGAATAATATTCTTCTGGATTATTTTTTATTTGTTTTATCTCTGTTTTACATTTTGTATGATATTGTTTATCTTTTAAAATTTTTGGTTTCTGACTACATATTATACAATAATCATGATCTTTTTTTAGTATCTTTCTTTTAATCTGTTTTTTTTCTGATTCTGTTTTATTATTAATATCTAAAAAATGATTATAACACGAAGAACCAATTAGAAGTTTTGTTTTAGTTGGTACATGTAGTGCTTCATATACATTAATTATAGATTTTCCACATGTACAATGTGTATGTATATCATTATATTCACAAAATCTATCATTTTTTTGATAATGTATAATATTTTCATCTATTGATTTAAAATTATCTATTTCACCAATAATTGTAACATCATCATATAATTCAGATATATTTTTACCATTTGATAAATGTTGTAATGCATTTATCAAATTATTTTTATAATTATTCGTGTATTCAACTCCTTCATTTTCAAAATCTTTGTATGACATAAACATTGTAGATTCCATCTTTAATATATATTATCTGATCTCCTTATATATTATCAATAAACTTACAATTAATAAATGAGTTTCTTCTTTGTACTCTTTTACCTTCATCGTCATATGTATGATGTCTTTTCTTAAATTCTGGTAGATACTGCATTAATCTATTAATAAATACACCTGTTGTATATTTATCAGTTTGTTCATTTTCATTTTCTACCCAGTCATAATATCTTTCTAATATACGATTCACTTGTAAGTAATCTTCTTTATTATCTGTAATTTCAATATTGCTTTCTACAAAAGTATGAATAAGATCATTATCGTTAATAAATTCTTGTTTATCTTCTTTAATACAATGGGGGATATCAATATCAAGATTTTTATTTTTTGAAATAGTCTTCCATCTTTCAAGTAGTATAAAC